CTGGGACGTTGCATTCAATGTTAAAAGAAAATGGAAATGCATCCATTGCGGTAAGCAGACGCTTTCAGCAAATCCAATTAGCTTCATCAATCAAAATAGAAACAAAGCCAAGGAGGCCAAGCTGTGAGCAGTTCACAAGTCCGACGCATCATGGCTGAAGGAATCGACGCGCCACCATTGACCAAGGCCCAAGCCGGAAAAGTTGCTCGCCACGTCCAGAAGATCCGAGTCAACGACGGGCCGACGGCATTCTCCCGACGCAAACGAAAAGGCACCAAGTGAAAGCGCCACTGACCGCGGAACAGGTCGCCCGGCTTCTTGGGAAGCAACCCACCCAGGCCAAGCCGGCCAAAAAGATCACCCACGGGGTCTTGCTCAACCCACCGCTGCCCGACGATGCGGTCCGGGACATCCGCCGCCGTTGGACTGCCGGGGAGCGCCTAAAGATAATCGCCGCGGACCACAACATCACCCAAGCCGCGGTCTCGCTCATCGGGTCGGGCCAGCGCCGGAAGGACGTCCTTTGAGCCCATGCTCGCCCGCTAGTCACCGCGGGCTTGTACCGGAGCGCGGTTTCTGGTCCACGGGGGCGCATCGTGAACGTCATCACCGCCCGCCGCCGGGTCATGGCCGTCGGGTGTTCTCATGGCAACAGAGCCAACCCGAACGCACTGGCTGCCGCCCTTTTGTTCCGGGAACAATTCCGCCCGGACGAGGTCATCCACCTGGGCGATGCCTACGACCTTGCAAGCCTCCGGGCGGGGTCTCTGGCCAACCCTGACGACTCGGACCATGCAGACGACTACCTCGACGACATCGACAAGGGCCGGGCGTTCCTCGACGCGCTCAGGCCGACCGTGTTCATCGTGGGAAACCACGACCTCCGGGCTTTGCGGTACACCAACCACCACAACACCGTGGTCCGCGGGTTCGCCCAGGCTATCTGGGAAAAAATGGTCGAGCCGATCCAGAAACACGCCCGGGTGTTCATCAAACACCACGACGTGCTGCCGCGCTCTTGGTACAACCTCGGCGGCTACAAGTGGGGGCACGGGCTGCTGTTTGGTGAGAACTTCCTCCGGGACACGGCCGAGTGCTGGGGCAACACCGTCGTGGCCCACGCCCACCGCGCTGGGGTCGCCACTGGCCGCCGGGATGGAAACCCGACTTGCCTTTCGCCGGGGACGTTGGCCGACGCCGCTGCCATGGATTACGCCCTCCGGCGCCGCGGGACGCTCGCGTGGTCGCACGGGATAGTCTTCGGGGAATACACCGATACGACCGCTCAACTTTACCTTCATCAATGGCCCCAGGGTGAAACCTCATGGAATCTTCCGAACTTCTAAAACGGATCCGCGACGAGATCCAACGCAAGATCGAGTTCCCGACAAGCGAGTGGAAGACCTCGAAGGAATGGATGGCAGAGTTTGACCTTAAACAGTCCCAGACCAACCGGGTACTCACCCAGGGCGTCGAGCTTGGGATCATGGAGGCCAAGACTTTTCGCATCCCGTGCCCGATCCGCGGTTCCTATCCGGTGCCCCATTACCGACGCAAAACACCATGACCTATCGCTCCAAACACAACGCCGCCGTCACTGTCGAAATGATCGCCGAGGCCGAACTCCGCATCGGTGAGACCCGCCGTCAGGCCGTGGTCTACACTCGCAACGGGCGCAACTACGTTCGACCCAAGGCCGAGTTTCTCGACAAGTTTTCGCTGGTAGTTTCAACCGAGCCGAAGTAACTGTCAGCAGTCACCTGAACTGGTGGCAAATGGGTGTAGCAGCCCAAAGCAGAGATGAACCACATCACCGAACCTCCAATCCAGCCAATGCCGGCGGGTTTCCTTGAAACGCAACGTTCAAGGCTGCACCCACTGCTACCCGGTGTTGGTTGGATTGGGGATTCAAGGACCCCATGAGCAACCTTTACGTCCGACTTCATTCGTCGTTCTGGACGCACCGCAAGACGTTGCAACTCAGGCGAAAGCTTGGAGATGCAGCGTTCTGGATACCGCCACGCCTTTGGTCATTTGCGGCCGAAAACGCGCCCGATGGAGACCTTAGCAACTACCAAGCAGAGGACCTCGCAATGCTTGTGCAATACTCGGGCAATGCTCAAGAGATGCTCCAAGCATTAAACGACGCCGGGTTCCTCGAAAACGGCATTATCCGAAATTGGGAGGAACGAAACTCCTTCCACGTTACAAATCACGACAGAGCCAAAAAAGCGGCAGAAGCTCGTTGGGCAAAGCGAAATGAAAAACTCTCTGAGAAGAAAGAAAGAGACATTGAAAAGGAAAAGGAAAAGGAAAGTAAGCAAGCATTGACCAAGCAATGCTTGGCTGATGCTCCAAGCATAGAGGTTGAAACCCTCAAGCTCCGCATCGGCTCATGGTTCGGCCGACGACCGACAACCAACTGGTCCGAAAAGGAAACCAAGGCCCTCAAGGCCGTCATCGCGCTCCGAACACCGCCCGAGGACATCGACGCCTTGGAGACCCGCTACAAGTCCGGCAACCCATACCTACGCCGCGACATCCTGACCCTGCTCAACAACTGGAACACCGAAATCGACCGCGCCAAACAACCCGCCACCCAAACCACTTTCGCAAATGCAAACGATCCAATCGCTCGCCGAAACGCTCTCCTCGGAGATGACGTCACCGAACAGCAAGCCGAAGCCTCAAGGAGATCCCGAGCCATCGACGAAGCCAACCTCCGGAGATTCGAGGCAACTGGCCTCACACCTTTCGACTAAGAACTGCCCAGCCTTCCGGGCCAAGGTGATCGGCCTAAACGAAACCGCGCCGCTATCAAACCGGCTGGCGAAGTTCATCGAGGCATGGATCAAAGCCGCGGCCGCCAACAAGCGGGACAAGGGGACGTGGATGGTGATTTCCGGGCCTCCGGGAGCCGGAAAGACCCATTCGTTGAAAGCTGCCAGGCGCTTCCTTGAAAACCACAACGTGGACCTGTGGCACGAATGCTACTGGCCAAGCCCGCCCGCCATCCTGTGGGCCACTTGGTCCCGGATCATCGCCCTTGAGCGTGACGAGTGGGACGATTGGCTTTACGATCTTCGCCGTGCATCCATCGTGATCCTCGACGACGTTGGTTCCGAGGTGGACAAGTACAAGACCGGGGAGCCGGCCGAGCGCCTCCGGGTTGCACTAGAGACCTGCGAACGCCGGTGGTTGCTTATGTCCACCAACCTCCGACCCGACAAGTGGGCCTCAGCCTTCGACCAGCGGGTCAACAGCCGGCTTCAACCCGCGGTGACCCTCGACATGACCGGCGCAATTGACTTCAGACCGACCAAGAAACCAGCAAACCAACAGTGAAAACCACATGATCATCGCCAAGATTGACGTCACCAAGCTCGACAAAAGCCACTTTTTCAAAGGCCAAAAGGGCATCTACGCAGACCTCGTCCTGATCCCAAACAAGGACGGGGTGGACCAGTACGGCAACGACGGATTCGTCAGCCAAGGGGTCTCCAAAGAAGCCCGGGAGAAGGGCACCAAAGGGGCCATCGTGGGCAACTACAAGAAAGTCAACCGAGGGGGCGACACGGCCGCGCCCCAGAAGGTCAAGGCCCAAGCCAAGCCCGACCCGAGCCTCGACCCCGACGACGATGTTCCCTTTTGACCTATGAGCCGACCGCATTACCTCTGCAAGAAGGTCCAGCCGGGCGAGATCAAGCCCATGACTGCGGACACGATCCGCATGATGGCTCAGGCCGAGGACCTCGTCGCCTACGGCATCCGCCGCGGGCTGATGGCCTACCCACCCAACACCCAGTTCGACAAGGATGGCCGACCCATCCCGAAGATCACGGTGCCAAGCGCCCAAGCCAAGCCCATCGAGGCTTACCCATGCCTCCGGGCCTACCTGATGCATGACGCCGGATCCACCCATGTCGAGGTGGCCAAGGCAATCACCGCATCAACTGCGAAGATCGGCGCTATCATCGCCCACGGGCGCGAGATCTACCGCCGCCAAGCCGTCGAGATAGCCAAGGAGGGTGAACAGGCCGCCTCGGAATCAAAACGCGCCAGCGGGGCAGGAAACGCGCAGGGCGGGCCATCCAAGGCAAGCCACCTCCCCCCGGGTGGGAACCCTCCCGGACAAAACCTTCCACGCAGGGGCCAAAGCAGAGCCAAGAGCCCGCGAGCGTAAACTTTTGACCGTTTAATAAACCCCACCCATGCCCCTCAGCACCGCCGCCTATTACGTCTCCCTCAATTACGGCCACCACCTCATCAAGTGGGCCATTGGCCGGATCCGGGCCGGGAGCATGACCCCGGAACAGTTCGCCGAGAGCCAGACTGCAGACGCTCACCCGCGGGATCCGAAGCGGGCCACCATCGCCCGGGGACTCCGGGAAATCATGGGCGAGAAGCCCGAGAACCTTCCCGAAAGCCTCCGATGACCCAAGCCGACTACGCCAGGGCCACCGGACTTACCAAGGGCCGGGTCTCCCAGCTTGTGAAGGCAGGAATGCCCCTAGCTTCCCGGGAGGCTGCCGACAAGTGGCGGGGCATGAGTACCCGCGCCCGCCAAACCGCGGGGGTCAAGGGCAAACCGTCCGCGCCGATCATCCCGAAATCCGCTTCGGGATCATCCGGGGAGCCGGGACCGTATCGCCCGCCCGAGGCCCAGGCGCCCACCGACCCCGCGTTGATCTCGGCCGACACTCCGGAGGGTTCCTACGAACGGCAAAAGGGCATCGAGAAAGCCGCTTACGCATTGTCCGTCCGGGCGCTGAAGGCTGGGCAACCCGACGCCGGCCGCCTTGTTCAGATCCACAACCTCGCCGCCCGAAACCTGACCGCAGCCCGGGAGGAAGTTCTCGCGCTGGCCGAACGGGAGCGGCACCTTGTTTCCGGTGACTGGGTCCGCAAAGCCATGACCGAACACGACGGAGCGGTCGCCACTTTGCTCCGAGCAATGCCCAAGCAACTCGCCGGCCGCATCGCCCCTCACGACCCCGAACACGCAGAAAAGGAACTGGACCGCTGGGTCCAAGAAGTCGCCCTTGCCACTCTCCAACAAACCGATCCCTGGAAATGAAGAAATCCCAACCAACGATTGAGCAAATCAAGGTCGATGACCTGATACCTTACGCCACCAACAGCCGGACGCATTCAGCCGAGCAAGTCGCCCAGATTGCCGCCTCAATGGTCGAGTTCGGCTGGACGAATCCAGTGCTGATCGACACCCGCGGAACCATTGTTGCCGGGCACGGCCGGGTCATGGCCGCCCGCAAGCTCGGCATGGAGACGATCCCGTGCATCCGCCTCGGGCATCTGACACCCGCCCAAGTTCGCGCCTACGTCATTGCCGACAACAAGCTCGCCCTAAATGCGGGTTGGGACGATGCAATGCTCAAGGCCGAGTTGGACATTCTCAAGGAGGAAGGTTTCAACATGGATTTGACCGGATTTACCGATGCCGAGGTCGAGAAAATCCTCGGGCAATTCGAGGTTGGGGACGGATCTATGCCAGACCTTAATTCCGGTGACCGCCAACCGATCCAACAAAAAACTTTCACCCTTCACGACGAACAAGCCGAGGAGGTAGACCGAGCCATCTCAAAGGCAAAGGAACTCGGATTGGACAACCACCCAATCAATGAAAACGGGAACGGCAACGCCTTGGCAGCAATCTGCCAAGAGTACAACCGCACCAACCCATGAGCGCCAAGGACATCATCGTTAAGCCAATCAGCAGGGCCGACGCCGACAAGGTCGTTACCTCCTGTCATTACTCTGGGAAAGTGGTTCCAAACTCACAGTTGCACTTCGGTGTTTTCCTAAACGGAAAATGCGGAGGGGCAATGCAGTTTGGCCCATCAATGGACAAAAGGAAGACCATGACCATCGTCCAAGACACCCATTGGAATGGGTTTCTTGAACTCAATCGGATGGCTTTTTCGGAATGGTTGCCAAGGAATAGCGAGAGCCGGGCAATCTCAGTCGCTATGCGATTGATCCGAAAACACTATCCTCACATTGACTGGGTTATCTCATTTGCCGACGCGACTCAGTGCGGTGATGGAACAATTTACAGGGCCAGCGGTTTTGTTTTAACCGGGATCAAGGAAAACAAAACAATCCTCAAGATGCCTGACGGTTCTGTTGTGGCGGACAAAACCCTGAACAATTCAAACTACATCATCAAAGGCGAAAGCGCTGGTTATTGGAAGAAAAACGGGGCTGTCCCACTTTTAGGTTTCCAACTGCGTTACATGTACTTTCTCAACCCAGAAGCCCGCAAAAGGTTGACCGTCCCAATTATTCCGTTTACAGAAATCGAACGTCGAGGTGCTTCCATGTACCTCGGAAAGCCAAAATGCGCCGGAAGTGACACTAAGGACACGGCGGACTCCCAGTCCGCAAAGGACGGCTCGAAACCGATCCCGGCGCTCCACTCTCAACGGTCAGGACTCGAATGTTGACCGACCTCCAGCGGGATCTTCTGGAGTTCCGCCGCGGCCTGTACCGGCCAACCCCGCGGCAAACGGTTGTTGATTGGGCCGAGGCAAATCTCAAACTGACCGCCCGGCAGACCGAAAACCCGGGGCCGTTCTCGACCAGCGTCCGCCCCTACACAAGAGAGCCGTTGGAATGCTGGAAGGACTCCGGGGTCGTCGAGATGACTTTGTGCTGGGGATCCCAGACCAGCAAAACGACCACGCTGATGGCTGGCCTTGCGTGGCTCATCGACAACGAGCCGAGCCCGGCGCTTTGGCTGATGCCCACCGAAAACCTTGCCCGGTCGTTCTCGAAATCCCGGTGGCTGCCGATGCTTGAGGATTGCCCGGCAATCGTGGCGCACTTCCCGCAGGATCGGGACAAACTCACAAACCTCGAACAGCACTTTGACCGTTCCACGCTAACGTTTGTGGGATCCAACAGCCCGGCAAACCTCGCTTCTCGTCCCGTCCGGGTGTTGGTCGCCGACGAGGTGGACAAGTTCGCCCAGGCTACCGAGCGAGAGGCCGACGCCCTTGACTTGGCCGAGCAGCGCCTCAAGGCGTTCAGTTCGTCCAAACTGTTTCTGACATCGACACCCACCACCACCGACGGGCGCATCTGGCAACGGTTCCTCCGCGGGGACCAGCGCCGGTTCTATCTACCCTGCCCCCATTGCAAGGCACCGATCCGATTGGAATGGAGACAGGTCAAATGGGACGAGACCGCCAAACTTGAGGACGGCAAGTGGGACTTTGGTCGGGTCCGCGCTTCCGCCCGCTACGAATGCCAGCTTTGCAAGGGCAACATGACCGACGCGCAGAAGGTCGCCGGACTTCGCCATGGGCAATGGATCCCGGAGAACAAGGGAGCGCTACCCGGGGTGCGTTCCTACCATCTTTCGAGCCTCTACAGTCCGGATCGGAAATGCACTTGGGGCCACCTTGCCGTGCAGTTCCTCGAAGCCAAGGAATCGCTGTTGGGCCTCCAGTCGTTCGTGAACGGTAACTTAGCCGAACCGTGGGAGAACCAAGCCGCGCCCCGGCAACGGGACGAACTCATCGTGTCGGGCACCGAGGGACTGACGGACAAGTGCGTGAAGTTCTTGACCGTTGATTGCCAAGCCTCCAGCCCTCACTTCTGGTTTGTGGTTCGAGCATGGAACGAAGACGGATCCTCCCGGGCGGTTGACGCCGGACCCCTCGACACTTGGCACGACGTGCGCGAGAAACAACGGGAACACGGGGTCGGGGACGTCCACGTCGTCATCGACTCAGGCTATGATGCCCCGACAGTTTACGCCGAATGCCTCCGGTGGGGGCGGTTCGTGGCTCGCACCGGGCGGGTGCCGCTTTGGGTCGGGTGGATGCCATCGAAAGGAATGCCCCGGAAGGGATGGCGCAACCCGAAGACCGGGGTGGACGAGCCTTTATTCCTACGAGGAATCGACCCGCGAGTGGGCGACAACGCCGGCAACCAAGGCCGTCTCGAACTCAAGCTTTTGGAGTTCGGCACCGACGTGACCAAGGACATTCTCGAACGCCTCCGCAAGGGCAAGGTCAGCACCCGGTGGGAGGTCGCCGAAAAGGTCGCCACCCCGGATTATTGGAGGCACCTCGACTGCGAGCAAAAGGTCGCCCGCTTGTCGAGCGCCACCGGCCGAACGACGTGGACGTGGCTGCCGAGGTCATCAAAATGGCCGAATCACCTCGCCGACTGTGAAGTCATGCAGGTGGCCGCCGCGGTTTTCTTCAACCGACTCCGCATGACCGCCGCCTCATCAAACGATGCAAACTGACCTGCTGACCACCAAGGAACTGGCCTCCATGCTCAAGCGGGCTCCGTCCTACGTCTACGCCATGAAGGCCCGAGGGTTCCCAATGCCAGGGGGCCGGGCGCGACTCACCGAGGCTCTGGCGTGGCTCACCCGGCACCCGCAACCAAGGGCAGAACGCCGGCACGGGCGCAAATGAGCAAGGACGGGCCAACGCCCCGGTGGCGTCCGGTCCCGGATCGTGCGGACCTTAAATCGTGGCAGTTTCCTCAGCATTCGCCCGCGGCCTCCTGCGTCACGTCTACTCGACGGTGACCCATGGAGCCACGTTGCTGGACAAGCTCAACAGCCTCAACAACGAGGCGGTCCACGCGCTTGAGTCGGGAAAGGTTCTCCAGCAGACCACCGGCAACGGTCGGTCGGTGACGTTTCAGGTCAACGCAAGCGAGGGCGTGACCCCTACCGAAATGTCGGAGATTTACAGCCGGCTCTTGGAGCTGTATGACGATGCCGTTGCCGCGGGGAACGTGACCGATGCCACCCGCTACGCCTACATGATGGCCCGGTTGAAGCCGATCCGGTCCTTCCGAAACGATTTCTCGAACCTGATCCGATGAACCTCCTCCGACGCCTCCAGGCAGCTACCCGGTTCGTCGTTGCTCCCAAGGCACGATATGAGGGGGCTCGGCATTCGACCCAGCGTTCAACGCTCCACGGTTCGGTCCAGTCGGCCGCCTACGACATCGACCCCTACAGCCGCTACGAGTTGGTGCGTCGGTCCCGGTACTTCGAGCGCAACAACGCGTTCGTAAATCGGATCGCTGACCTTTTCGAGCAGTACACCGTAGGACAGGGGCTCGCGTTCTTCCCGTCATCGTCCAGCCCAACGTGGAACGAGGCCGCGCTCAATTACTGGCGGGACTGGCAACGGTTCGCTGACCTGTCGTCCCGGCTGTCGTTTGGATCCCTTCAGGGAATCATCGCCCGGGCGCTTTTTGTCGATGGCGAGATCTTTGTCATCCTCACCCGAGGCGAGTCCGGCAACCCTCGGATCCAGTTGGTGGAATCCCACCGAGTAAAGAACCCGCCCACCCAGGACGGCCGGACGATCATCGACGGCATCGAGGTGGACGACCGAGGCCGCCCGACCGCCTATTGGATCACCAACGAGGACGCGAAGCGAAAAGAGAGCTTCCAACGGGTCGAAGCCCAGTTCGTCGTCCACGTCTTCGAGCCTGGACGCCCTGGGCAGTACCGAGGACTCCCGGCGCTTTACCCGGTGATGAACGACCTCCACGACTTGGACGATCTCCAGATCTTCGAGATGCAAGCCGCCAAGGCAGCATCGAAGGTGCAGAACGTCATCAAGACCAAGGAAGGCGAGGTCACCGATGACGACATCATCCGCGGGACTGTCACAGGTTCTGACGGGGTCGAGCGGGCCGATTACTACAAAGACGTTTTCGGTGGCGAGGTCGCGGTTCTCAAACACGGGGACGAGTTCAACCAATTCAAGGTCGAGCGTCCGTCTGCGGCGACCAGCGGTTACTGGGATTACCTGACCAGCAAGGTTTGTGCTGGCATCGGAGTGCCGAAGGAAATCGTCCTCCCGACTTCGATGCAGGGGACTTCGATGCGGTCTGTCCTGGACATTGCCAACGCGTTCTTCCGCTCCAGGTCTGCCGTCATTGCTGACCACCTTCGCCGGGTGTACGAATACGTCATCGAATCTGGAATCCGCACCGAGCCGTTCATGCGCCCGGCTCCGGCTGACTGGTATCGGTCGACCTTCCGCGCTCCTAGGTCGATCAATGTGGACGTGGGTCGCAATTCCGCCGCCGCGGTGGCTGAGTTCAAGACGGGGATGCGCACCCTTCAAAGCATCTACGCCGAGACGGGCGAAGACTGGCGCGAGCAATTGCGGCAAAAGGCGGCCGAAATTGCCTATGCACAACAGCTTGCCCAGGAGTTCAACGTCGATCGGGCCGAGATAATGACGCTCGACCCCAACGAGCTTTCGAGCAATAACGCAGCAGCAACAACCGCGTGAAAACCTGGTTCGACATCCAAGCCAAGGCCAACGAAGAGGCCGACATCTTCCTTTACGACGAAATCGGGGGATGGGGCGTGAACGCGAAATCGTTCATCGACGCGGTCCGGGCTACCGGTGCAAAGCGCATCAATCTCCGCATCAATTCGCCGGGCGGCTCCGTGTTCGACGGCATCGCGATTTACAATTTCCTCCGCGGACAGGACGTCACCGTCCAGATTGACGGACTTGCCGCGTCAATTTCCTCCATCATTGCCTTGGCTGGAAAGACGGTCCGCATCGCTGGCAACGGGTTCTTCATGATCCACAACCCTTGGGGCGGTGCGATCGGTGAGGCCGACGAAATGCGCCAGACGGCTGATCTCCTGGACAAGATCCGGGACAGCCTAGTCGGCACCTATGCCGCGAAGACCGGCAAGGATTACGACACCATCAAAAAGTGGATGGACTCCGAAACCTGGTTCTCCGCGGCCGAAGCCAAGGATGCCGGATTCGTTGACGAGGTGACCGACGAAATCGCTTTCGCCGCTTCCACCAGGTCGTTCCGAAATGCTCCCGAAGCCCTGAAGGCTGTTTCCATAACCGCGCCCCAGGCTGCCCGCCGCGCATTCGACAAAGGGGTCCGCCAGGTTGAGGACGGCAAGGGGGGCGACGGGCTTGAACCTGCCACCGTCAAGGAAGCCCGCAGCCTCAAGGCTGGCGAGGCCCCGACTGAGGCGAAGATCCGCAAAGCGTATCGTTGGTGGGCTCGCAATGAGCGGTTCCTCGACTCAGAGGCTGACAGCCCGGCTGACGTTGCCGCGAATCTGTGGGGCGGTGCTGCCGGACGTGACTGGTTCCGTGCCTTGTACGCTCAACTTGACGAGGACAACGCGTCGACCGAAACCACCGAGACTCACCAAAATAACACCAAAACCATGCAAAAACTGCTTCAGAGTCTGACCGCTGCCGGTCTGATTTCCTCCGCTGACCTGGCCGAAGACGCCATGGTTGCTGAGTTCGACACCAACTTCGCCGCCATCAAAAAGGCCAAGGACGACGCGCTGGCCGCCCTCGACGAGATCGCCAAGGCCAAGGTTGTGGCCACGGTGGATGCCGCCATCGCTGACGGCCGCATCGCTGCTGGTGTCAAAGACGCTTGGGTCGCCCAAATCCAGGCCGATGCCAAGGCCGCCGAGTTGCTGGCCGCCATTCAAGCCCCGAAGCCCGGAGCCGACCCGGTTGGTTCTCCGGCTGCCGGTGCTGGCAAATCTTCCGCCGATCTTCGCGCTGAGTTCGACCGGATCACCGATCCCAAGCAGCGCACAGCTTTCTGGTCCGTCAACAAGGCCCAGTTGCTCAAACGGTAACCTCACCAACAACCCAAACACACCATGCCCAATACCCTCGACTCCGGCCTGAATGGGACGCTGATTTCCCAGGCGGGCCTCGATGCCTTCGTCGGAGCTTTCGCTCCCATGTCGGCGTTCACCACCGACTTCGACCCGGCTCCGGCCTCGAAGTCCGACACCATCCAGGTCCCCTACGTTCCGGCCGCCTCGGCTGCCGCGGACTTCTCCGGCACCTACACCCGCCAGGACTCCACGCTGAACAAGCGCACGATCACGCTGAACAAGCACAAGTTCGTGTCCTGGTATCTGTCGGACGTGGCCATCGCCAAGTCCCCGGCCGTGACGCTTGAGCGTTTCGGTATGCAGAAGGGTTTCCAGTTGGCCAAGGCCGTGTTCCAGGACGTGCTGTCCGCGGTCACCCTGGCGAACTACGGTGCCGCCGCCCACACCGGCCTGGCTGCCAACTTCGACTACGCCGACGTCGTTGACATCAAGGACGCTTGCGACTCCGCCGAAATGCCCGAGATGCCCCGGAGCCTGGTGCTGTCGTCCAGCTACTACAACGCCCTGCTCAAGGACAGCGTGATCAAGGACGCTGGTGCGCTTGGCGCGACTGCCAACCAGACCGGCAGCCTCCCGAACCTGTCCGGCTTCATGACCTACCGGTCGAGCCTGGTTCCGGCCAATGCCCAGAACCTGGTCGGCTTCGCCGCCTACCCGTCCGCCCTGGTGACCGCGATGCGTTACCTCCAGCCCTCTGGCCGCAGCCAGGACGGCATCTACCGCCCCGTCGCTGACGAGAACACCGGTATCACCCTCGGTTACCGCGAGTTCTACGACAACGACAAGGGCGAGGTTGTCGCCGTGCTGGAGTGCTTCTACGGCTTTGCCCTGGGCGAGGCCTCTGCCCTCAAGCGCATCGTCTCCGCCTAATCGCCATGCGACTCGGAATCCTGATCGCAGACGGCAAGGTCGTCCTCGGACCCGCTCCGGCCTCGAAGGTCGAAGCGGAGTTCAAGGCGACCGTGCAGGAAGGCGGCAACGGTGTGGGCGTCATCGAACTGTGGTCCGAGGACCGCGGCCGCGAGAAGCGTCACAAGTTCACCACCGAGTCGAAGCCTACTACCGTGGCTGAGAAGCCCCGGAAGAAGTAAGCCAATCCAATGAACGCGGCCGACACGGCACTCGCTAACGGATTTATCACCTTGCTGGCAACGGCAGGGGATACGGTGACCTTCCGTGGTGCGTCCGTGTCGGCCGTCGTCAATTGGATGCCGTTCGAGGAAAAAGCATTCCCGAACAGCCCAGACTTTGACCGGGAGGCCACCAGCCGCGTCGAGTTCGTCGATGGGGCGGTCTCCCCGGCTCCCCGCGTTGGTGAGATCATCACCCAGGGGACCAAATACCACCGAATCCAGTCCGTCAGGTTCAATGGCCTGGCCTGGTTGCTCGACTGCGAGGTGACGACGTGACGTTGACCTTCCAGACCAACCTGGACGAGTTCAATGCTGCGTTGACTCAATACGCCCGCCTTTCATCCAAGGGGGCGTCTGAAGCCGTTGCCAAAAAGGGCGCGGACTTCGGATGGCGGCTGTCCCGCAAACTGCTCGCCCTGGCGCCGAAAAAGGGCGTTGTCCGCAATGAACGCCTGGCTGCGATTGCTGCCGGTGGCGGTGTAAAGGTCCGCGATTCGATCAAGCAGCGCACCTTCGCCAAGTTCGGCGTTTCTCAGACCGTGGCGGGACGCAAGCTCCGCATGGGCAAACGCCTGGCAGCGTCCAAGATCGTCGGTGGCAAACGTTTGAACCTCCAGGCCCTCCTGGTCCGTGCAGAACTCAATGCGCGTGAGAGCGGTCGCGGGTTCTCGGCATTGTCGGCCCGGTACAAATCGCTTTCTCAGGAATTGGCAGCGGATCGCTTCGGCGAGCAACGCAAGCGCATCCTGGACCGCTACAATCGATTGGTCTCCCAGGTTGGATTTAAGCGCGATGGAGACTCCGCCAGCCTCACATTCCGGTGGGGTGGCAACAAATCGTCCGGTGACTTGGCCGTGTCGCTGCAAAAGCCACGCCAGCAAAATGCGATCGCTTCGGCCCTGAACGAAGCCCGGGCTGATATGATGGAATACATCATCCGCAAACAGAACGAGGCCGCCAGGGCGTTGGCAATCTGACCCGATGCTTTCACTCTCATCCATGCAGTCGACGGTCGCTGCGGCAATCTCCGCGAATGCCTATTTCACGGCATCCCCGGCTGTGACCTGCATCGCTGACGATGGTCTTCAGGACTCGGCAATCGAAACCCAGTTGCGGTCGATTGGCTGCGTGGTCGTTGTGCCACCGATCCTTCGGGCCATGCGACGAGACCTGGGAGCCGGCAAGCTCCTGTTGGATGCCGAAATCGCTGTCCGGGTGCTGATCAACCCGCACGTCAACGCATCGGTTGGCGGAGCGAACAGGAACATTTATTCGGCTGTCGCAGCAGCCAGTCAGGCCGTTTTGTCGTGGGTTCCGGCGACCGCTGGAGATCGACGGTTCGAGACCGTTGACGACTTCATGCAGATCGCTGTAAACGACACCGGCCTCCTGGGTTACCATTTGCTTTTCACCAAACTCTCCACCCTCAACTGATCCCAACCAACCATGAACACCGCCCCAGTCATCCTCGGCAATCACGGGTTTTTCTTCCGCGATGGCGCGAGCTTCACCGTCCCCTCTGCTGGCACTGCTGGCCGCACCTCCAAGCCCGGAGCCGCTGACACTGGCTGGATCGACCTCGGTATCCTGTCCGAGGCGACCATGCAGCATGAACGCGAGGAGCGCGACATCTTCGCCCCGACCCCGGGCGTGATGCGCTTGTACGACGTCATCGAAACCAAGCGTCAGCTTTCGATCAACCTGACCGCTCAGGAACTCAGCCCGCTGGCGTTCGAATTGATCTTCGGCACGCTCGCCCTGACCTCGGCCTCGACCCAGTACAACCCGCTCGAAGGCGCGACCAAAAAGGGATGGCTCAAGCTCCAGCAGTACAACCAGAGCGATGCCATCGTCAACACGGTGGACGTGTACGTTCAAATCAAGGTCTCCGGGGAAATCACCTTCGGCGACAATGTGGTGACCGCCCAGTTCGAGGCTCGCGTTCTCCACTCCACGCTGAACACCGGCACCCTCGCCTAATCGAAACACGCCATGCCAGCCGATCCTATTACGCCCGGCCTGGCCGCGGCGTGGTCCAACACAAGCCCGGCGGCTTACGGTGTGCCTTCCAGGTTCACCGCAGCCGTCCGGGCGCAGTCGAATCAAAGCATTGGCTCGACTCTCACATCGACTTTTGACGGTGTCAGTTTGCAGGGAACGCTTGCCACGGTCTCGAATCGGGCTGTTCTGCTGACCGCTCAATCGACTCCGGCTCAAAACGGCATCTACATCACCGGGGCTGGTGCGGTTTCGGTTGCCATCACTGACTCGTTTGGAGGTGGAACCAAGACGGTCTCCACCCTGGTCGCTGGCCGCCTGTATTACTGGATTCCGCAGAACGGCTACAATGTCACGAATGGCACCGAGACCCTGACAGCCGCTGGCTTCATTGCTGCGTCTGGGGCCGGTTCCTTGACGTTCCAAGGCCCTGCCGGTCAAAGCCAGGCGGACTTCCTGTACGAAGCTGGCCTTGTGCGTCTTACCTTATTCGATGCCCCGAATGAGTTCCCCGTCGAGTTGGTGGTCAACGTCACTGGTGGAACGTCTGCGAATAGCTGGTGGCAACTGACCTCGACTGTGGTCACCGTTGGATCGTCTGCGATCACGTTCTCCCAGATCACGGTGTCGAGCTTAGACGTGGGTTCCGAGGACAATGCCTTCGACAACACGCCGCCGGATACAAAGACTCCGAGCAACGCGACCGCGTTCGACAACACCCAGCCGACGCCGGTGATGCCCTCGTTGTCTCAGTCGTTCGTCAATGCCACGCCGGACGGCAAGACCCCGAGCAATGCGGCAGCCTTCGACAATACTCCGGCAACCGCGCTGGTTCTTCAGGGCGAGACGAGTCCGGTCGCTGGCATTACCACGCCCGCCAGCCCGACGGCTGTCACCCACCTGGCGACGCTTACCGCGGGGACCAATTACCTTGTCCAGGTTGGAGCCCGACTCGCTCCGGTCACGATTACGCTGCCCGACCCTGGCAGTCTGGCCCAGCGAATCGAAATCGCGGACATTACCGGCCAGGCTGCGACCTACGCGGTCACGGTCAACGCCGGAACAAAAGACATCGAGACGGCAGGTCAAACGTCTTACATCATCGACCGCAACGACGCGGTCCTTGTGCTGAGTTACACCGGAACCAAGTGGAAAATCCTCTGATCCCATGATCTCAAAAATTGCCGTGGCGACGACCGCCACCCTGGTTTCCGATTCCAGGGAACGAAACTGGCTGATGATTCAGAACCAGTCCGACACGCCGATCTTCCTGTCGTTCGACGGGACCTCTGGCGTGACCATCGACTCAGGGGCGACCCCGGGCATCCGACTGGCACCCTACGAAACCGTGCTGTCCGCCGACATCGGTGGGCGGTTCACCGGAAACAACTTCCCGATCTACGCCATCCACGGCGGGACCGGCACCAAAAACCTCGTCATCCAGGAGAGCTAAACATGAGTTGGAACATCAAAACCCCGGGCGACTACATCAACGGCCCGCTGACGGTGGCTGGAAAGACAGTGATCAACACACACCTTGGAATTGGAGTTACTCCAAGCGATTCATGGGGTGCTGGTTGGAACTCTATTTCAATAAAAAACTCTGCAAACAACATTGCTGCAAATGGAGCAAACTATTTTGAGTTTTGCCAAAACTCCTTATTCACAAGCAGTGGATCTTTGTATGTAGGAAACAATCCAGCATCTCGCTATGAGATGGGTAATGGCGGGCATTTTTGGTTTACTGCTCCTTTTGGATCCGCAGGAGATGCAGTTGCATGGAATCAGAGGATGACGCTTGACATAAACGGAAATCTTGCTGTTCAAAACTCAAATCCATCAATAGGAAATTCAGGTGGAATCACTATTGGAACACTTGGAACTTCAAGACAGCTTACGTTGTCGATGTATCAATGTTATGCGAGGTTGCGTGAATGGGATTCTGCAAACACGGTAGCACTTGTTACAAATGTCAATGTAGACAACGGAATTGATAATCCGTCAATTTCATCATGGAAAGTTCAACTCGGTGCTGGACTTGATTGTTTCCGAGTAGGACGGGCTGTTCCTGGAAGTTACACGTTTGCAGAACTGATGCGGGTCAGTTCGGCTGGTGCTGTAATTCTAAACGGTGGGAATGTATCCGCCAACGGTATCGGCGTCGCGTTCCCGTCCGCCCAGTCGGCTTCCACCGACGCCAACACGCTCGACGATTACGAGGAGGGGACTTGGAGTGGAAACATTACTGGTTCAACAACCAACCCGACAACCGCTGTCACTGCTATCGGTCGATACACTAAGATCGGTCGGCAAGTTCATCTTCAGATCGCTTTTAGTGACGTAAATACAACCGGAGCATCTGGAACTTTGTTAATTACTGGCCTTCCGTTTGCTAACGCAACTGGATTTGCAGCGCAGGGTTCAATTGCTTCTTACTCTGCAATTACTTTTACAGGTTCGGCAGCCTGCGCGGTTGGTTCCAATGAATCGTACATGACCATTTTGTGCAGCGTATCCAATGCGATTTGGAACGTTGCGAACCACAATGCCGGAACGGGAAGGTATTTGAACGCCACAATCACTTACACCGTAGCCTAACCATGCTCACCGAACGCACTGTTGTTTCACTCGTCGAGGTCACGCCGAACGGCACGATCCAGGTCCGACTTGCCAACCAGATTCTGGACGGCGAGACGGTCAAGGCGCAGACCTTCCACCGCTATTGCCTGGCACCTGGTTCCGACCTGACAGGTCAACCGGATCAGGTGGTCGCCATTGCCAACGCCGTCTGGACGCCCGAGGTGGTCACCGCCTACGAGGCCCAGATCGCAGCCAACCAAAACCCCATCGGAGCCTGACCAATGATCGAAACCAAGACCCTCTGCGCCGTCACCGTGCGGCCCGATTGCAGCCTCCTGGTTCAGGAGACCCTCGCGTATCTGAAGGACGGAGTGCAGGTCTCCGTGGAGCCTGTTGGAACCTACGACCTTGCCCCGGGTGATTCGCTCGAAGGCAAGCCGGCTGATGCTGTCCGCATTGCAAACGCGTTGTGGACTCCCGAGGTCATTGCAGCCTACGCCGCGGCGCATCCGATCCCGGAGCCTGAAGTCATCGTCGTCGAGGAGCCTGTCGTCGATGCTTCTGTCTCGACAGAGTCAACCTCGGAGGTTGAAATCGTCACGGAGACTTCCTCCGAAAACTGACATGGAAAACGCCCCTGCACTCACCCCGAAACCCGCCACCGTCAAAATGTTTGTTCTGAAGTTCACCGAGGCCGAGGCCCAAAAGGCTTTGGACATCTACGAGTGGGCTACCAGAAACGGCGGTTTGCCGCTCGCCAAGGAGGTTCTTCCTCTGGCCGAGAAGTTCATGCAAGCCGCTGTCAAAGCGAAGGAAGCTGAGGAGGCTGCGAAGGCTGACAAGGCTGCTGCAAAGACTGAGGAACCCGTCAAAAACTGAGCCACGATGACAACGAACCACCACGAAATCCGAGACGGTTCCATCGGCATTGGGTCCGGGCTAATGTCTGCGATCATGGGGTGGCTCAAGCCATTGGGCGAGTTCGCCTCGTCTATTGGTTCCATCGTGACGTGCATCATCGCTTGTGTGATGCTCTACCGACTGCTGCGAAAGAAAGACTGACCCCATGAACATCAAAACCACCCTCGCCGGTCTCGGCGTCATCCTCGTTGCTGTTGGTACCGCTCTCAAAGCGATCTTCGATGGAGATCCCACCACCAACGTCGATCTGGCTCAGACCATTGCCCAGGTGACCATTGGCATCGGCCTCATCGCTGCCAAGGATGCCAAGCCTACCCAGGCCGCCAAACTGCCCGAGCCTACCGAACCCAAGGCGTGAATTGGGTCGAACAGATCATCACCGCCCTGGTGAAGTTCCTCTACGGCCTAACCAAGGAAAACCCGACCGCCAGAAATGCTGAAACACCTCCAGAGATTCGCCGCGGTTGGGATGCTTGGATTCGTGGCCGGTTGCGGGACAAGGGCGGTGATGATCGACCCCAGGGCTGACGTTGTCCGCCTTGGGCCGGGAGTGCGTGGGCCGGTGTACGTCTTCGTCGACGGCCGGTGGACGCTGACCCGGAAAGTCACTTTGCCCGAAGGCTGGTATGCCGGCCCAGGGCCTCAACCCGAAAACAAACCCTGAAAGAACCCATGACTGACAGCATGGCCACATTGATGGGCGGCAAACAGCTTGTCGCCTACCACCTCGACGGAACGCAGGAGATCGTGACCCTCCGGCAGTTGCCCGTTCGATCCCTGCCGCAATACCTCGCCACCATCGACGACGAGGCTGCCCGCCTGGAACTCATTGCCGACAAACCGGCTGGGTGGGCGGACAAAATCAGACCCGACTCGCACGTCGAGCTTCTGGAGGCCGGGGAGGGCCTCAACTCCGATTCTTTTTCCGCGTGGCTCCGTCGCAGAGTGCAGCGACAGGAGCAACTGGTTCCGGGATCAAGCGGAGAGCTGGGCAAGCAGTTGCTGTCAGCCTCGCCGACTGGGTCGCAGAGTGCGCGGTGCGCTGTGGTCTGACGCTCGCCCAGGCCGTCGAACACAGTCCGGGCCAGTTGCGGCTTTTGGCGGCTGCGGCCTCGCGCATTGACGCGGGGGCGGGGCTGCTCAATCTGCACACAACTTACGCGGCAACGGCTGCGACGGTTGCAAAGGAAGGGCGGACCGTGTTGGAACGCCTCCAGAAGCAACTGACGAAACAAGCGAAAGGCGGCTGACATGGCAGACACGAATCTACGGATCAAAATCGGGATGCAGGGGTCCGCGGACGTCAACGCGGGCCTCCGGGCCATCGGGACGGCCGCTTCGAGCCTGAAGGCAACGCTGGTCGGCATTGCTGCGTCCGTAGGCGGTCTGGTCAGCCTCGGGGCCGCGATCCAGCAGTCTGTCAAATTCAACGCCGAATTGGAGCAACAGGGCGTCGCCTTCAAGACCCTTCTGGGTAACGCCGAGGCCGCAAGCCGACGGATGGCCGAGTTGGCCCGGTTCGCCGCTCAAACCCCGTTCGAGCTTCCCGAGATCGTCCAGGCGTCCAAGGTTCTCCAGAGCCTGACCAACGGAGCGCTGGCCTCCGGTGAAGGTCTCCGCCTTGTCGGTGACGCCGCTGCCGCGACGGGGCGACCGCTTGAAGAAGCCGCCATGTGGATTGGCCGCTTGTACGCCGGACTCCAATCGGGGACGCCCGTAGGTGAGGCTACACTGCGGTTGCTGGAAATGGGCCTTATCTCAGGCACTACCGCCCGCAAGCTCAACGACCTAGCCGAGTCAGGTGAAGGAGCCGGTCAGGCCATGACGATTCTTCGGGACACGTTCGGCCGCCTCGGTGGGGCAATGGCTGACCAGTCCCAGACGTTCAGCGGGTTGCTCTCGACCCTCAAAGACACGTTCAACATGGCGCTGGCCGACATTGGCAAGCCGTTGTTTGACGCGCTAAAGATCGGCATTGCGGAACTCATTCCGGTCGTCGAGGAAGTCGGAACCCGCATCGGTGCGTTTACACGGTTGGCGGTTCAATCGTGGCGCGACGGCAGGTTTGCTGAACTTATCGGACTGACCATCGAGGCAGGGGTCGAGTACGGGGTCGAAGCTTTTGTCGATCTTCGCGACAAGGTTCTGTCGTTCTTTACCGACGAAAGGATCGCCAACGCAATCGGCAACTCTGCGGCAACTTTGGTGGCTGGCACCGCTAGGGCATTCATCGAACTCAATACGTTCTTTCAAAGCTATTGGAACTCAGTCGGGGTCTACGCTGCCCAAGCAATCGGGTCCGCAATCCGCCTTTCAATCAACGCGGTTCTGGCATCGGTTTCCGTCGCCACGTTGGGGCGGGTCAATCTTCCACTTATCGAGCAGACGACCCCCAACTTTGACGAAGCTTTGGCTGGTGGGACCGCAATTGCCCAGGCCAACGCCGCAAAGCAGAGGGAAATCGTTGACGCATTGCTGGGCACTTACCGCGAGTTTATCGGGGTTGAGTCCGGCATCACCGATGAAAGCGGGAAGCAGGTCACCGCTCGCGAGAAACTCAAGGCACTCATTGACCAAGTTTTGGCGGTCGAAAAAGCCCGCAAGGATCTCACCGGAGGGGCTCAGACCGTCATTGAGAACGAGGCGAAGCTCATCAACGTAAAGTTGGAACTTCAAAAGCTCGAACTCGCCTACAACCGGCAGTTGCAGCAAATCAACCAAGCCCGCGGCGCTGTTGAATCGAGTTGGCTGATGACCAACTTGGAGAAATACCAAGAGAAGAAACGACTGTTGCAGGGAGAGCTTGACTTGATCGCCAAGCAGATCACCGAACTCGAAAAGCTCAAGACCACCGCGAACGAGACCGAGCGGATGCAGATCGAACAGCGCATCGTCGGTCTCCAGGGCACCGCGGGCGGTGTTCAAAACCAGATGACCGGAATGGGACCGGATCCCGAATCGTTCCGGCAACAGTTCCAATCCACGCTGGTTGACTTACAGAATCAATGGGGAAGCTGGGCGCAACAGACGGCCGCAACGTTCTCCAACGTGTTCAACACCGCGATCTCATCCATCTCGAACGGGATCACGGGGCTCATCATGGGAACGATGACTTGGGGCCAAGCCCTCGCCGCCATCGGAAACACGATTCTGACCACGATCATTCAGTCGATTGTCCAGATGGGTGTTCGATGGGTTGCGACTCAAATCCTGATGGCGACAGTCGGCAAAGCGTTGGCCGCTGCATCGGTCGCCGCGACGGTTCCGATGGCTGCTGCTCAGGCTGCCGTATGGGCAACTCCGGCAACTTTGGCAACGATTGCGTCTTACGGTACGGCAGCCGCGGCCGCTCCGGGAATGATTGCCGGAGCCCAGGGGCTTGTCCTGGCTCAGTCGCTGGCCGCATTCAAAACGGGCGGCTACACGGGCGACGGCAACCCCAACGACGTGGCCGGCATCGTCCACCGCGGTGAGTTCGTTGTCCCGGCTGACGCTGTGGATCGCATCGGATTGTCCACCCTCCAGGCAATGACCGCCGCGGGCGCATCGGATCCCGGTGCCTTCACGTCGCCGGCCGCCCCGGGTCCGATCACGCTCAACATGGGGGTCTTTGACAACCCGGGCCGATTGGCCGACTGGGCAAAGTCCAACGAGGGCCGGACGGTGCTGGTGGACATCATGCGCCAACACGCCCACGAGTTTACCCGCTCATGATCTCAACCACGTTTGCCGGTCAATCGGTTCTCTTGCTTAACGACGCCCCGGATTGGGGATCGCCGGTCGGGGTGACCTTCGACTTGGTGAGCCAGTTCGAGGAGGGATTGACCGGCCGCGAGGCTCGACGCCCCCACGCCGCAACGCTACGGGCCAAGGTGCGGTTCCGGCTGACGATCCAAGGGACAGACGCTTTCACGCTCAAGAACGCGCTACGGGGCTACCAAGCGCAACCCGTCATCGTTCCGTTGTGGCCGCTGGCCGAGACATGGGCAAACCGGGCAAACATCGCCGCAACCGGACTCCGTGTGGCCTACAAGGCGGACTGGTCAACGTGGGAACTGTACACGACGGTTGAACCCGGTTGGGTGTTGGCCGACGACATGGTCGCCCCTGCGTTCTGGGGTCGCCTCGAAGACCGGGAAATGCTTTGGCTCAACGCCACGGTCGCCCAGTTCGACGTTGAGTTCACCGAGACCGGGCCGACCACCTACGCACTGATTCCCGGAAGTCAGACGTTCCAAGGCGGTCCCAACCTCGCCGGCTACCCCAGCAACCCACGCTTGTGGCCGACCGCGTTGGACTGGCGGGACGTTCCTGAGTCGTTTTCCGTCCGCATCATCCGAGAGCAACTAGGCTTTGGCCGGGCACCGTTCGAGACGATCTATCCGCAAACCAACGTCCGCGAAGCCCAGTTCCGCACGATCACCCAGTCATCCGCCGAGTGCTGGAAGTTGCTTCGATTCTTCAGCGACCACGGGGCCGGCAAGGCGTTCTGGACACCGACGTGGCATTCCTCCGCAGTAATGACCGCCGACCTCTCCGCGGGGTCGTCTGCGCTTTCGGTACAGTCCGCCGTGGGTATTCAAGCGGGTGACTACCTCGCGTTCATCCAGGGCACCGGGATCCAAGCGACCTCCCGGACTTCGACCATCGTCGGGACCACGGTCAACCTCAACAGCACCCCGGGAGCATTCACCGCGGCCGACACCGTGGTTGCCACGTTGGTCCTTGCCCGGTTCGACAAGCCGCGCCTCGGTCTTGAGTTCATCATGGGGTCGGTCGCCCAGGGGGCCGTTTCCGTCGTCGAGCTTCCGCCGGAATACTCACCGGCCGCGGACGAAACCCTCGGGACGACCATCGGGCTCCTGACCACTCGGGGCTACATTTACGAGCTTACCCAGACCATCGGGGTCACGACGACCACAACCCGGCTAACCAGCTACGAGGCCGACTTGACCGTCGGGGCAAACACCTACAACGCCCGGAAGATGGACCACGGGACGGTGAAGCAGTCACTTTTCCTAGACCGGGACGAAATCGAGATTCGGTCCGAGGTCATCGCCGGGGACCCGCTGGTCAAACTCGCCACGGTACAAGCCGAGGCCCCTGTCCGGCTCACGATCAAATCTGTAGACGTGTCCGGGGCGACCGGATCCAACGACACCGTGCTTTTCACTGGGGACATCATCGGGTTGGCGGTCCGTGGATCCCGACTGACCGCAAAAGCCGTGTCCGCGGGGACGGTGTTCGACCGTATCTATCCAAGGTTCAGGATGCAGGTCGGCTGCAACCACGCGCTGTTCTCGCCAGGGTGCGGACTTGCCAGCGCTGCGTGGCAATTCACCGCGACCCTAAGCAACCCTGGCACTGTCGGCTACCCGTTCACCTTTGACCTCACGGGACTCGCACGGACCATTGGCACCGTCCCGACGATCACTGCGGGCTGGTTTGCTGGCGGTTGGGCAGAGTTCCAATCTGGTTCTTTGCTGAGTCGCCGGGCCATCATCGACAACACCGCCGCGGTCTCCGGTGCCCTGACGATCACGTTGGCCCGGGATCCGAACCCGTTCCCGCCGCCGTTCTCCGCCGTGAAGCTTTTCCCGGGCTGCAATGGGGCACGGACAACGTGCGTGGACAAGTTCGCCAACTACCTCAACTTTGGGGGGCATCCGTTCACGCCCGCAACCAACCCGTCGCTCGTCAAGGTCTCGCAAAACGTCGGAGGGGGTAAGAAATGACACCTACATGGTTCACTGAGGAGCGCATCGACGCGCTCGAAGCCGAAGCCGCCACTTGGATCGGGACGCCGTTTGCGGCCAACTCATCCGCCAAAGGGTTGGGCGTTTCCTGCCATACCCTCGCGGGCGCACTCTACGCCGCCGTCGGGTGGGGTGACATTGCTATCCCGGAAGTCCCGATCTCTCACGGGCGGTTTGGGGAGAATTCCCTCGCCAACCCGTTCTTCGAGGCGATGGCTGAACGGTTCACCCAGCTTCCGCACAACGCCGAGATCCTTCCCGGGGACGTTCTAGGCTTCCGCATCGGACGCATCGTCCACCATCTGGGAACGGCGCTCCGCAACGGGCGGTTCATCCACTCGCTTGAGGGGATCGGAACCACCGTGTCCACCATCGAGGACGCAACCTATCGTTCGAGACTGACGACCATCTGGAGGCCGACACCGTGAAAGGAGAATCGCGCAACCAACCGGACCCCGAGATCAACGACGGCAACACCGAGCCCGAAGACTTCTCGACCAACCAAGAGGCGGCCTCGATCCCGTGGTTCTGCGGGGAGCGCAAACTCGCCCTCCGGTGGATCTCACCGATTTACAACCAGTTTACCAAGGAAGCTCCCCAGGAGCGACCCGGCAAGAAATAGGACACGACCATGGGAAAAGGTGGAGGAGCAGGAAGCAAACTTTACGACTACTACGGAACCCTCGCCGGCATCGTTTGCGCGGGGCCGGTGGACGAACTTGTCGCCATTCTGGTGGACGGCCGGATCGTCTGGCCCACCGCGACGTTCTGGAACGCCGGGCAGACCATCGCTGTCGGTGACCTCCGGCAATATCTGGGCGTCGTGTGGAAAGCCACCCAGGCGCACACAACGAGCAACGCCAACAAGCCGCCGGCCTCAACCCATTGGGTCCGCTATTCGTTGGTCCGAACCGTGGGACCGAGCGCCACAAATCCGTACCCGTTGACCGTGACCGGCTACGGGGCCGCGTATTTCTACTGGGGCACCGACGACCAAGTTCTCGACACCGTCGGGGAGGCCCGCCTCGCAGCAAACGGGCACCCACCTTACCGTCGGCAAGCCGTTCTCGTTCTGAAGGACTTCCTTTTTGGCCGGGAGCGCACTTCAGCGCCAAACGTCGAGGTCGTCGTCCGCAGGAAGCCCAACCAGACGATGCTGACCGGGGATCCGGCCGCGTTGATCGACGGACAGGCCAATCCGGTGGCCGCCATGGCTGACCTTTACACCGACCCGGTTTTCGGGGCCGCTCTGACGCCCGACACCCCGGGAGGCCCGGACACGACAACGTGGCAGTCCGCCGCAAACGCGATCCAAACCAGCATCGACGAGGCCGGCATCTCGCCTGTTCTCACTCAGGCAAAGAGCCTCCGCCAGATTACCGCCGACATTCTTGCCTATTGCGACGGGTGGGTCCGGTTCTCTGCAGCCGGTGAGATCGAGGCCGGGCGGTTCCCACACAACGCAGCACCACCCGCATTCACCGCTGCCACGACCATCGACTACAACGATCTCATCGACGAGGTGAGCTACACGGCCGACGGATGGGCAACGACCTACAACCAAACCCAAGTTAAGTTCGCCGACCGGGAGCGCTCCTACCGAGACGGCTCGGTCGCCGTAGTATCGGGCTACAACCTCACCGTGACCGGAGAGCCGCGCACCGCAAAGCTTGACCGCCCGTGGATCACCCGCAGGACCCAGGCATCCGAACACGCAGCAGAACACCAGAAAATCGTCGGGGAGCCCAAACTTTCCGGGTCGCTGGTCGTCCGCGCCGAGAAGGCCGCCAGCATTCGCCCTGGGGACCTATTCCTGCTGACCCACGACGCACTTTCGATCTCCATCGTCTGCCGGTGCATTGCCAAGGACATCGCGCAACCGCCCGCCGGCCGCGCTACGATCCGTTTCGAGAGTGACCGCGCATCCGCACCGGTGCCGTTCGCCCCTACGGGAGCCGCGGACGAGGGCAGCGCCTACCCGGACAACGAAACGCTGTCGATCCAACAGTTCTTCCAGCCTCCGCCTACAATGTTTCAGGGGGACACCGACGCAGCCGTGGTCCCGTTGATCGCTCGGACGTCGCCGGTCACGATTGGGGCCAATATTCATCTTCGAAAAGAAGACGCTTCGGGGTTCTACGAACTCGGATCTATCGACCAGTTTGCAATTCACGGAACCGTCCAAGCCTCTTGGTCGTACTACAGCCGGGCGACATCAACCCGGAGCCGATCCACCAACGTGGCGACGGTGACAACCTCGGCTGCGCACAATCTGGCAACCGGGGACGTGGTGACCATCTACGGGTTTGTGGACGCGACCTTTGACGGTGTTTTTACGGTGACTGTGGTCAACTCGACAACGTTCACCTACCCGAACACGGGATCGTTCGTTTCGACGACCACCGACACGGCTGGAACCGTGACCACCGGCAACGAAGACAACACCGAAAACCTAAGGGTCACACTCGATGCGGGCACGGTCGGTGCAGACTTGTCCAAGATGCTGGACACTCAGACCGAGGACGCGATCAACGACAACGCGGTCTACGTCGTGATCTTCAAGGATTCCGACCGAAAAGTCTTCGAGGTTTGCACTTTGCGAGCCATGCGGATCATCTCCGGGGATTCGTTTTATCGGCTCAAGGTCCGCCGCGCTCGGTACGGCACCGAAACAAGGACGGCCGCCATCGGTGACAAGGTTTGGATCGGCTACCGGACCGACATTGCACCGATGACCCACAATTCCTTCGTGGGCTATCTGGAAGGGCTTTCGACCGCTACGTTCCGGCTTCAGTCCGCGAACGCTGAGTCGGTGGCCGACCTGTCAAACACGACACTTTGCCCGAACATTTCCTACACGTTCGCCGATCCCTACGCGCCAACCACCACTTTCACCTCAGTCCAAAAACTGACCAATGTTTCGGCAAACACTTGGACCGAGATCACGGACTTTACGGGTCACTTCGAGGTGACGGACCGCTTCCGCGTTGACGCCAGTCTTGTCGATTCATCTGGGGACCTGACCGCGGCGCGACTGTACGCAAAAAACGGATCGTCCGAACTGACTCTGTGGTCTGCAAGTTACACGGAATCATCGACCCAAAAAATCACAGCCGAGTTCACCATTCCTACCAAAGGGGCATGGCAAGTCTTCATGGCTGGCATCGACAAGTCGGGACGAATCCGAATCAAACAACTCACTGCCGGGGGCGGGTCTGCATCGGTCACCATCAACATCAAACAGAACAACACCGAGACATCCGCGCCGAGTTTCACTCCTCCAGGCATTGGTTTTCGATCAAATCAGTTTCCGATCACCGTCACGCTCACGACGACGACCGCAGGGGCGCAAATCAAGTATTCGATCGTGGACCTTGGTCAGCCAGCCGGCACCTTCACGAACGTGGCAGCAACCACCGCAACGGTTGTCGTCGGTCGCAACAAGCGTCTCTGGGCCAAGGCCGACGTTGGTGGAGCCCACGAGTCAATCTTGATTTACCACGAGTACTACATCGAGATTGACGACTACTATCCGCCCCGTGGCTCGTTGCCATGAAATAGGTCTGGACAGAAACCCAACGTTGGGTTTAGGTGGGGCCGCGTGAAGTGCCCCACCTGCAATTCAATTTTTGCTGCAAGCCTTGCCGATTTCGGCCGGGAGATGGGGCGCAGCACGTCGAAATCAAAGGCTGCTGCCGCCCGCCGCAATGGCAAAAAAGGTGGCCGGCCGAGAAAGAAAAATGACCGAGAACAATGACCTAGAAATCGTGGCACCTGACGCCATTGGTTCAATCGAACGCGCCCAAGTGGACGTTCAAATCTCAACCGCTCGGAAGTACCCGCGCACCTTGTCGAAGGTAAAGGAAAGGATGCTATCGTTTGCCACGCTCGACGAGGAGACCGCATCGTCGTGCTTCTACACGCTACCCGCCCGCCGGGGTGGGGACGACAAGCCGATCCAAGGACCAAGCGTCCGCATGGCCGAGATCGCCCTGGCCAGCTACCAACACGTCAAAGCTGGGTCCCGGATCATCTCCGACGACGGCAAGTTCCTGACCGCTCAGGCCGTGGTCCACGACCTCGAAAACAACGTGGCGGTCTCCATCGAGGTCCGCCGCCGCGTCACTTCGAAGTCCGGGGCTCGGTATTCCGACGACATGATCGCAGTCACGGGCAACGCGGCTTGCTCTATCGCGCTCCGCAATGCGGTCTTCCGTGTGGTTCCTCGGGCGCTCATCACCCCGGTCTACGAGGCCGCCAAACGGGTCGCCGTCGGGGACGTTAAGAGCCTGACCTCGAAGCGTGCGCAGATCATTGGCCGACTGAAGCAGATGGGAGCCAAGGACGCCGCCATTCTTGCGGCAGTCGGTGCCGACAAGATCGAGGACATTGACCTTGCTCGGTTGGAGGTCTTGATCGGTCTCGGGACCGCAATCAAAGACGGTGAAATCACCCTTGAAACCGCCTTCCCGGGCGCATCACCGAAGGAGGAGGGCAAGCCTATCTTCAAGGACGAGCCGAAAGCCGCGCCCGCCGCGCAGGAACAGCCCGCCGCCGCGCCCGCAACGCCGGAACCCACCAACCCAGCAGGAGACCCCGCAGGAACCCCGCAGGAGCGTCTTGCTGCGATTGTGACCGACGCAGGGTTCACTATTCAGCGGTTTTCCGAATGGTGCATTGCCATCGGATTCCACACGGCTGCAATCGCCGAGTGGTCTGAGGTCTCCGATCAGGTCGCCAACCGGATCCTTCGAAGCCCGACGGGTCTCATCACTCAACTGAAAGGAATGTCCAAGTGAACGAAACCATTCCGCAACCTGTCAGCCTAACCAGACGCGCTTTTGCTGTTCGGCACAGCGTATCAATCCGAACTACGGATTATTGGCGCTTAGAAGGTTTGCCATGCCTTGTCATAAGTTCTCGAAAAATCTTGTTCCCGCTGCCGTTGGCTGACGAATGGGTAAAAAACAAGTTTTTGACTGTGTCTGGGAAAAGATTCGGTCAACCCAAAAGCAATGGGGTGGCCAAGTGAACGCCCTCGAACTCCGAAACGTCGGGTCGGTGGAAATCGCAATCGCGCCATCGGCCGCCATCGTCCGAGACGATGCAATCGCTGCGGCTGGGTGGATCGCCCAGATTGCAAGCCACGCGCAGTTTGGTGCCGCCGCTGAAGCCCTAAAAGGTCTCCGCTCCGTTGCAAAATCCGTCGAGGTTTCACGGACCGCGATCAAGGCTCCGGTGCTGGACCTTGGGAAGAAGATCGACGCGACCGCGAAGGCATTCGTGGCCGAGGTTGACCAAGAGATCACCCGTCTCACCGGGCTCATGACTCAATGGGAAATCGAACAACGCCGCCTTGCCGCCGAGGCAGAACGCCAGCGCCAGGAGGAAGAACGCCGCCGGCAAGCCGAGGAGGCTGCCCGAATGGCTGAGATCGCACGCCAAGTGCAGGCAGCGGAACGCGCTGAGCGCCAGGCACTGAATGAGCGCGACCGCGAAGCAGCAGAGACCCGCCGGATGGTGGCCGAGGAGGCCGCAGCAGCCGAACGAGCCGCTGCCGCTCAACGGCAAGCCAACCTGCCAGTGGTCGTCGAAGCACCCCGGGTTGCCGGCACAGTCGTCCGAGACGAATGGAACTTCGAGGTCACCGACCTCCGAGCATTCGCCCAGGCCCACCCGGACCTTGTCGAGATCACCGTTCGCCGGGCTGACGTATTGAAAATGATCCGAGGTGGCTGCCGGCAGTTGGCCCACGCTCGCATCTACACCGAAACGAAAGTGGGGGTCCGCGTATGAGCGAAGAAATCAACCGCATCGAGGAGCTTGCCGCGCTCATCCAAGCCGAGGTTCCGCGCCTCATCGGGGAGGCTACCGACGCAATCAACGAGTCAATCAACGTGGCGCTTGAGGAGGCGCAGGAGACCGAATCCGACGCACCGGCCAAACTTCGACTCGCGATCACCGCGACGTGGAATCTCGACACCAACACCGTCGAGGTCTCCATGCCCGTGACCGTAAAGCGAAAGTTCACCCGGACCGTGAACCTACCGGATCACAATCAGGAGGACTTGCCGTTTATCGTGGCAGAGGAAGATCGAGAAAGAGATCCGGTCTCACCTAAAATGGGCAAGGCCGTGCAAACCATGGTTGCTCGACTCAAAGCTCAGGGTTTGACCATCCATGAAAACGTCAAACTTACCACGGGAGGAATCAATGAGTGACGAACGCCACGGACTGCCATCCGCATCATCCGCGCATCGCTACGCGCTTTGCCCTGGGTCGTTCCTGCTGGAGCAGTCCATCCAAGAGCCTGAGACATCCGGGGCCGATGCCCAAATCGGAAATCGCATCCACGCTCACCTAGCCGGTGAAACGGTGGAACTCAACGAGGACGAAAAACGGTTGGCAATGAGTTCTCGGATTCAGGAAACCGACCTAGCCAAGGCCGTGTTTCCGTTCCAACACGGACTGCATTTTGTCCGCGAAAGGCGACTGTGGGGCTACGACAACTGGTTTGCCAAAAGCTGGTCTGGCAAGCCTGACGTAGTCGTCCACGACGGCAAAAAGGCCCTTGTGATCGACTACAAGACAGGCCGCGGTGACGTGACCCATGCGACCGGGAACTTGCAACTGCGGGCTCTGGCGGTTCTTGCAAACGAGCACTTCGGGCCGTTTGAGGAAATCACCGTTGCAATCATCCAGCCTTTGGCCGGTGAGCCAACAACTTGCACCTACACGGTTGCAGAGATCGAAAAAGCCACCAGTGAAACGCATGGACTGATGGAGCGGGTCAGAGTGCCCAACCAACCGCGCAACCCGTCAACCGAGGGCTGCAAATATTGCAAGGCCAAGGAAGTCTGCCCAGAGGCTCAAGGTATCGTTCAGAAACTGCCCGCGTTGGTTTCGAGGAACTCTTGCGAGATCGTCATGAGTCCCGAGCAAATCGCCGAGTTCTTGGCAGTCGCTCCGCTGGCCGAGGCCGTAATCGAGGCGGTCCGTGGCAAGGCCCGCCGCATGATCGAGGCCGGTCAAACGGTCCCGGGCTGGAAGTTGAAGCCGGGCGCAACCCGGGAGGCAATCACCAACCCGGAACTGGCGTTTGCCCGCTTTATGGACGCGGGTGGGACTCAGGCCCAGTTCGTCCAGGCCATCACCGTGGCCAAGACCAAGTTCAAGGACGCGGTCAAGGCGGCCACGGGAAAGAAAGGCAAAGACCTCGACGGGTTCGTCGAAATCATGCTGGAGGGCTGCACCGAGGCCAAGGTCACAGCCCCATCGCTTGTCCAGGACAAGGAGGTGACCAAGTGAATCCGATCATCATGGAACCGGAAGACGCTCACCCGATGGAGTTTGTCCGAGAGTTTATGCGCCGGTTCGGGCAACTAACGCCGGCCACGACTGGTTTACCGCATCCGGTGACGCAGAACTTGCGCTATCGGCTCATCGACGAGGAGGCCCAGGAACTCAGGGACGCGACCAACTTGATCGAGTACCTCGATGCCGTCGGGGACCTCCTCTATGTGGTCTACGGTGCTGCCATCGCCGCTGGATTTACCGCCCAACAAATCGAGGCCACGGTCTACGAGATCCACCGCTCAAACATGAGCAAACTGTGGAGCGCTGATGAAATCGACGGCATCCCGGCAGACTGCCGAGCCAGCCACGTCGGGGACGGGCGCTACATCGTCCGACGCAACGACGGAAAGATCATCAAAAGTCCGACCTACAGTCCGGCCAACCTCCAACCCATCATCGAATGAGAAGCCTCAGAGGTGGCGGGTTCGCCAAAATACTCCACGCCGCAGAGATTCACACTGCCGACTCCGGCAACCCGGTGATGCTCCTGACGGTAGAGTTCGAGACACGGACACTGGCCAAGGGGGCGCTCTACGCCCAGCGGGTCCAGTTCCGATCCTTCGCCCAGGAGGACCACGCGCTGGTGGACAAACTCAAGGTCGGAACATTCATCGCATTCGACGGGGACTGTGACGCCTTGAGCGAGAAGAGCCAAACGGGCTGGTGGTACGCCAACCCTCGGGTGACCGGCCGGATCCTGACCGTCATCAACCCCGGCTCCGAGGTGCAGCATGGCTGACGTTCTCCAGTTCTGGGTGCCTGGCGTTCCCAAGGCCCAGCCGCGAGTCAAGGCGTGCCGCAGGGGAAACCACGCGGGTGTCTACGATCCCGGGACAGCCGACGAATGGAAAAAACTGGTCTGTGCGGCCGCTTTGGCGCATTGGAACCGAGCCCGGTTCCTTGGGCCGTTGAGGCTGGTCTTGCTGTTTGGAATGCAACGCCCAAAAGCGCATTTTAACCGCCATGGGGACGTCAAACCCGGGGTCTCTAAATGGCATCAAAAAAAGCCTGACGCGGACAACCTTGCCAAGGCTGTCATGGACGCAATGACCCAGCTCGGAATCTGGGAAGACGATTCTCAAGTGGTTCGATTAGACGTGGGAAAAGTCTACGCAACACGCCCGGGATGCGTCTGCATCTTGGGTTGGGCAGCTTCGGATGACCCCTGTTTATCGCTCGAAATGCGTCATTTTACAGGCTGACCAACACCGGGGGCCGCGCATCCAAAACACGCGGGCAAAATCTTTTTGAAAAAGTTCTTTCAATCCGCGTTTTCCTCGTTAAATTAAGGGCATCGAAGGCAACGAAGCCTTTGTGAAACGGTACGAATCAAAAAATGAACACCTCCAAGAAAATCACCCTCGCCACGATCAAGTCCTTCATTGCCAAGTCTGGCGATAACCTCCACTTCGTCCGCAGAACCGCATTCGATGGAATGCAGGACATGGTCTGTGCGACTGGTGACACCAAGCTGGTCAAAGCCACTCGCTGCGAAGTTACCAGAGGCACCCAGGGAGTGGCCGGTGCGTCATTCGTTGGAAGCAGCCGGGACTATTTCACCCGGTACTACGAAAACGGCTTCGAGGGTTTCATCGTCTCAAATTGCGTTGGCAGCTTCATCGTGGCCGTTCCGGTTTCCATCTGAAGGAAACGCAACCAGGGGCGCGACTGGCCAACGCGCTGACCTCAACACCTACCGAATGACTTCTATGATCACCGTCCAACTTCCGACCGATCCCGCTTACTGGAGCTGCTTTTGGGGCAGCGATTACGAGGAAGGGGTCGCCCGCGCCAACGACAACCTCGAAGCCATGATCCGCAGCGAGTTTGCCGACGCGCCTTTTGAGATCCGCTTCGAGCGCACTGCAACCCCAGCACCCCGCGGGGTCATCGGGCACGACGAGGAGGCCGTGGAGGCCGTCTTCGAGTTCATCGCCACCAACTGGACCAACGCGCTCTGAGCCATGAACCTGACGAACCTAATCACAGCACTGATCGCCGTTGAATCTGGCGGACGTGACAGCGCAATCGGTGACCAAGGCCGAGCCCTGGGGCCGCTCCAGATCCACCGGGCCGTCGTGGTGGACGTAAACCGATTTACCGGGTCGAACTACCGGCACCAGGACATGACCAACCGCACCATCGCCCGGAAGGTTTGCCAGGCTTACCTCGAACACTACGGCAAGGGCTGCACGACCGAGCAACTCGCCCGGAAATGGAATGGGGGACCGATTGGAGACCGCAAAACGGCCACTTTGCCGTACTGGCGCAAGGTCGAAAAGCAACTCACGAAATAAACACAAAATGACCACGAACAAAGAAAATGACGGTGGATCGGCATTCCCAACAACGGCAACGGCAACGACTCACGGTTTCTATGCAGATGGTCAGCCGTGCGCGACACACTACGGGTCTACGCCCGGAATGAGTCTCCGGGCCTACTACGCCGGCCAGGCGCTGATGGGCTGGGCGGCCGGCCGGAACCACTCCATGTGCGACTCAGACCCGGACAAGGTCGCCCATACCTGCGTTGCCTACGCAGACGCGCTGATTCGAAAGCTGGAGGCCAAACCGTGAAACTTCACGAACTCCCACCGGATCACCGGCTCCGAAACATCGCGATTCAGTCCATCGAAGGGCTTCGCATTCACTGCCGAAAAACGACCTACAAGGCCAAGCCAGCGACGTGGAAGATCGGCCGCGAGACTTACAACCGCCTCGGGGAGACTTGGCGCACCAACTTTGACTTCATCGTGGAGGCCACTAAGTGAAAGCCACCACCGAGCAAATCGTCTCCGCGCTCCGGGTGTTGTCCGTCGAGATGCACTCCGAGGACGGGGTTGCCAACGCCGTGGTTGCCGAAGCCGCCGACCGCCTGACGCTGATGGCCAACCTTGTCGCCCGGCACGTCGAGGAAACCAAGGACGACATTCAGCAAATGGCCGGCGCTTCCGACACGCTGATCAAGGCTACGGCAAAGATTCAGAACCTCCGCGACCGGATTAAGCGGTTGGAGGACTGGAAGGACTCCGCGATGGCCGTGGAGCGCGAGTGGGATGCGAACGCTATTTCAACGATGCTTGGTGGACAGCTTGGCGAGTCTCAACGTGTCGTCATCATGCGCGAGGTGCCGAGGCTTCTGGAACGCATCAAGCGGCTGGAGGAGGGTGGGGATGAAGCAATCTACCCCTTTGAATATGCGGCCCGAGTGAGAATTTGGACAGAAGCCAAGGAGGCCAAGCTGTGAGCGACACAAACAACATGAGCAACGCAACACTTATCAAATGGAACGACGCAAAACCAAACGCTGAGCTTCTGAGGATCCGCTCAGACGGATCGTTTGAAATCCAGGGAGGCGCACCAACTCTGTTTGTGCTGGGTGAATTGGTTCACGCATTCCTGAAGCAGCAGGACCGCATCCGTCGGCTGGAGGAGGCGGGAGATAAGATGGAGGCATGGCTGCGCGATGAGCGGTTGGATGCAGTGCAGCACACTGTTTCAAAATGGAACAAAGCCAAGGAGGACAAACCGTGAGCATCACAATCAAATCGTGGATCGTGCCAGCACTCATCACCGTAATCCTGCTGTGCATCATGTTCAGGCCATACCGTTCCAGCGGGCAGTATGACTTTGGAATGGTCTTTCGGCTGTTTTGGCTGATACCTATTGGAGCCGTTTGGATAATTTATATGGGAATTCTTTTAATTATTAAGGAGGCAAAGCCGTGACTGATATTGAACATGAACTGATCGCCACTCAATGGGATCTGAAAGCAGCCAAAGATCGCATCAAGCTTTTGGAAAAAGATTCGCAGCGATTGAACTGGCTATTGAATATTTTGGAAAAAGATTCGCAGCGATTGAACTGGCTATTGAGTAGGGGTCTTGCTTGGCGTGACTGCTACAACGACTGGTGGAAAGAAGGTGAGTGGCTGTACGCATCGCAAAGTGCGCGCGAAACAATCGACAAAGCCAAGGAGGCCATGCCGTGAACCATATTGGCGACACCAACAAAATGGTCAGCGATACACCAAGAACGGATGCGGCCATTGGGAACAGCCAAGACCGCTCATGGATGGATGGCACTCTGTGCCGCCAACTTGAACGCGAACTGAACGCGGCCAATGAGCGCACCAAGCGGCTGGAGGAGGCGGGGGATGCGCTGATGGAAATCGTCGAAGGCGCTCGCAGCGAGCGATGGAACGTGAATGGATTCAGGCTGAAAGATACGCCTGAATGGGTTCAGTTCTACGTTTCTTTTCGCAAAGCCAAAAGGTCCAAATGGAAGGAGGCCAAGCCGTGAGTGTTGAGGAACGAATCCTTTTCCTAGCGGAGTCTCCCGATTGCAACCATCCACGCGAACTCCGCGCAATCGCCTTTCAGGTGCGAAAACTGGAGGATCGGATCAAGCAACTCGAATCCGAGAACGACGCTCTCCGCGCCGATCTGCTGCTGTGGGAAGAGAAGGAGGCCAAGCCGTGAACGACAAACACTGGCAATACTCGCTAGTAATTCCATGCACGCTGTTGTTCGTGGTTTTGGTTACGATGTGTTTGATTAAAGGGTTCGATAACGGGACTGATCAAATGCAGCAACAGGCAGTTCTAGCAGGTCATGCCGAATGGGTGGCCGACAAGAACGGGAAACCTCAATTCAAATGGAAGGAGTGCAAATGAGCGAACCAATCTACTTTTCAACCAACAGCCACCCGATATCCAACCCAACGACGCAGATCATGCGGGTCGATCTGGATGGTGGGTTCACGGTCAATGAATCCATACCCGCTACTGATGCAGCCAAAGAAGTGCTTCGGATTATGAAGGAGCAATGGTTTGCCGACGCACAGGCCACAAAGATCCGCGAGCTTCAATCCGATGTGAACGAGCTGAAGGAGCTGGTCGAGTACCTGCAAGATCGGATCAAGCTGATGAAGAGTACTGGTGACGAACTGCTTGAGTGGCTGAAGGACGGTGCTATTTCCGACTCAAACTATCGGTTGCTGGCCAACGCATGGCAGCGAGCAAAGGAGAACAAGAGATGAACCCCGAATACGAAGCGCACGAACGCTTGTGCAAATCCATCGGAGACATGGCGAAGGAGAACGAGGCTCTTAAGCAGCACGTCACCCAACTCGAAAACCGTCTCCGCGCTCTGTGGGACAAGCTGGAGGGAGAACGGAAGTACTACAACGAACACATCCGCCAACTGGAACTAGCTGGCAACGCGATGTACGCATTCATCAACCCTCCATATCCGAGCATGAGAACCACCCGAATGGACAACCTATTGCAGGGCTGGGACGACGCTAAGATTGGGAAGGAGGGGAAGCTGTGAGATTCAAGGAATGGTTGGGGTACATGAAAGAAGAACTGGAGTTCCACAAGCGACATCCAGAACTGTGGCTTGCACTTGTGATTGCTGGTTCGGCTTACTTCATACTGAAGGAGGTAAATCGGTGAAACGCTACACCCACATCGTGTTGCGACGAATGCCTCCTTTGAACGGATTCAGCATCAAGACTCCAGAAGGTAAGTTCCTAAGCGACATGCGTCCACGGGGCATTGTGATGGAACTCAATCGTCTCAACGACCGCATCAAAGAACTAGAAGCCAAAGTGGACGAGTTGAACGACCTCGAAAAATGGTTGGAGGGAAGATGATTGTACCCATTGGCCCAGCCGCATTCGTGTTCCGCCACAATCGAACCGGCCAGATTGTCGTCGCACCCAGCGAGCGATGGCATGAGTACTACGACAACAAAGAGGACTGGGAACATACCGCGAGCGTGAATGCTTGCGGAGCTTTACAGTACATCATCGACGCCAAACCAGCTGAGAGGAACCGATACATCAAATCGCTTACGGAGAAACCATGAAACGCTGGAACAAGAAAGCATGGCCTTTACTGGCAGGAACCAAGAATGGAAACACCATCAGAGTCTGGTGCCCATATTGTCGGATTCACCATGTGCATGGATGGGACAAGGACTGTTCAGATTCCGATGCAACCCATCGAGTGGCACACTGCCTGCCTGGTGGACCATTCCGCGAGACAGGGTACTACATCACTGTGGAGCCAATACTATGACCATCGAAGAAATGAGAACCATTGACGCCGTCAAGACTTGGAAGGAATTGGAGGAGGCCAAGGAACGGATCAAGCGGCTGGAGACAGCCATCCGATCCACACTCGAAGCCAATCGACACCTGGCCGACGGCGACAACTGCACCCTGATCGAACTCAAGAAAGCCCTAACAGACTAATAGAAGGGGAAAATGACGATACTTCAACAATTGGGGTTGACCAAGGAGTCCATGTCTCGCATGGTGGGCCACGTCACTCCGTTCAAGGATCCGAACCCTCGGATCAACCGGCGGTGGCCGGCTGT